ATCTGAATGCTGTCCGGAAAGCGGCCCGCGCCGGTCTCCGCAACATACGTCTCAGGATGGTCACTTGCCTTGACGGGCTCCCAGCCCTCTTGAAGTTTCATGGAAACATTGCGAGGATCGGAGTTCCCTAGGGTACTGACCCGAATCCAACGCATGGCGTATCCAGGCTCCTCGTTTACTTGAGGAAGCACATCAGGAATCATCCACTGCTTCGGCCTTTCAGCCTTTGCGCGGGTGTCCAATTCACGGGGATTGCGTTCAGCCATTTTGTTTCCTCATTTCTTCAGCAACCGCACGGGCGTACTGCTCATTCGTCAGTCCGAGCCGCTTGGCGATTTGAACTTGTGATTGCGTCAACACGATCTTTCTAGGCGCTGTGCTTCGCGTGGCGGGAGCTACAACGGACTTTTTGACCGGCTTCTCAGAGGGGAACGCATCTGGGAAGATCTGGCGCACCTCTTGATTGATGCGCTGGTAATACTCGTCACTGTTGGTATCTACACCACTCTCCACAAGTTCATTGTGAATTTCCATCGCCACTGCGGTCATCTTTCGGTTGGTCATAAACCACGGATTGGCTTCTTGCCACGCACGGGCTTTCTGATCAACCTTTGGCGCCACAGGGCTTGGGGCGGGTTGTACCACAGTTTCTTCAGGCTTTGCAACAGGCGGCTTGAAATTATTGACACGCTCTGCCTTAATTTTGGCAGCAGTCAATTCTTCCTGAGCCGCTACAAGCGCATCTGAATCACCCGCTTCATATGCCTGCTTGTATTTGACCTTGGCCTGTTCTACCTCGTTGGCAACAACCTTCTTGGCTTGTTCCAGCAAAGCCTGTTGACCCTGGCCCAAACTACCCTGAAGGCGTTTGTTCTCTTCCACAAGAGATTGAGTCAGACGTACCGCTTCTTCCCGCTCACGCAGCGCAGATTCTTTTGCCCTACGTTCTTCGTGATAACCGCGACTAAAGTGTTGAATTCGTTTTTTAACACTGTCGCCATACTTTTCAAGCTCTTCGTCCGTAACCTCTGTCGGAGGTTCTTTCATTGCGGGTCGATTACGATCCTCTTCTGGAGTGTCATCAACAACCTCTATTTCAGTCTCACCTTCAACTTCTACTTGAAGCTCTTCAGGCTTGTCTTTTGACTCTTCAATTTCATCTGGAAATTGGAATGCTGCATTTGCCATGATTTTCCTTTACGCAATGGCATGATTGTTAAATTTGTTGCCTTTGCTGCGATTGATTGCCGCAGGCAACACTTGTATGTTCCAAGGCACATGAAGCCCAGAAACAACCTTTCCTCTCAAAGGGACAATGTGGTCAACATCCCAAGCAATACCTGTAACTTTGGTTCTTAAAGCCGCTAATGCATAAGCTTCTTCCATAAGCCACAGGTCATCAGCACTCAACCATTTTGGAGTTCTTTGTTGTTTAGCCGCAATCCGCAACATTGTTCTGGTTGCATTTTTTGGCCGCAAGACCTCAGCATGTTCTTGTTGATATCGGCGGTTATAAGCCCGATATTTTTCAGGTTTTTGTGCGTATAACGCGCGATTTTTTGCAAGAATTTTTTCGTAGTTGATTTGCTTGTAATGCTTGCGATACTCTACTTTTTCAGCACTTCTATTGCGTTCTGTTGTGCAATCTAAACAATGTCCAGTTTTTGTAAACCGAAAATTGATGTGCCCTTTATGGCATGGTTTGCCAGTAAAGTAGTGTGTCAAACCACATGCAACTGCTACCTTTCTTGATACAGGTTGCATGTTTTACTCCTTATGCACGCTTGATGCCGCGAGGGTCCATCACGACCGCCTCTACTGAGTCGTCATTCAAAATTCGCCACTCAGTACCGTGAATCTTTAGCCGTGTGCCCGTGTTCGGGCGAACCAACACAAAGTCCCCCACCTTGCAGGACGGGCCTGAAGGAAATCGAAGCGGATCTTTGTAGCAGTCTGGTCCCATCTTGGCGACAAACAGAACTGGACTCAGCACTTCTTCAAAGTGCATGGTCTGCCCTGCTTTAAGCAGTCCGCTTTCGTACTCTTCCTCCGCTTTTGGCAGAACGCAGAGCAAGTGGTAGGTCACAGGATCAGGCACCTGTCGGGCCTTTTCCTCTTCGGTTTGCGGCAACACGGTGGTGTTTTGGCCGTCGCTCAGGAGTAGTTCACTCATCGTCGTTTTCCATCTTTCGCACGAGGTCGGTGATATAGGAATGTGCAAGTGAGAGACCCCGGATCTCACCTGACATTGACTTGTACTCAGGGAAGTCTTTTGCCGCACCTGAGATAAGAGCCTGCGCAATATCATCGCGGCGCTCTTCGATTTCTTTGATAACTACGTCAAACGCAGTAGTCATGATTACTCCTTGTTTCGTTGCGTTCGCATCATCTGCTGCCGAGTTTTGATCGCATCGGACTGCATCTGCTGCCTCATCTTTTGTTGGTGAATCTGTTCCTTCTGTTGAAGTTCCTGCTGTGCCTTCATAGCCTTCAGACGAGGATCTTCACCTTGGTTTTTCTGTGCTTCCAATGCAAGACGTTGCTGCTCAAGTTGCAATTTGCCTTGTGCAATTTGGAAGTCCATCTGGTCGTTCTGCGCCTTACGCTGCATCTCGGCTTGCTTGAGTTGCAACTCGGCCTGCTGCATTTGGATCGTCGGGTCTTGAGCCTGCTGCTGCGCTTGCATCTGCGCGGCCATTGCTTGGTTCTGCACCATCGTCCTCTGAGCCGCTGCGGCGATTAGCGGAGCCAATGCCTTCTCATCTTCAGGCGCAATGGGAGCCTCGTCGTTGGTATCTAACGTAGGTAGCGGAACACCAAGCGCCATCTCAACCTGAGCCCGGTATGCAAATGCAGCGTGTTCTGCAATGTGCGCCATGAGTGCGGCCATCATGCCCTGAGCCATAGGGTTTTGGCCCACGGTGGACATAACCTTCGGGTCTTGCATGAATGCCTGATGCGTCATCAAGTGAGCTTCATGGTCCTGATAAGCAAACGCCTTGATAGGCTTGCCTCTCAAAACATTCATGTTCTCGGTCACCGGGTCTTGAGGTTTCTGATCTTCCGGGATGGCAACAAGTTTGTCGGCGTTCTTGATACCCAGAACTTCCAGCATCTGCCGGTGAAGCTGAGGCAGATCGTAAATTTGTGGGGCACCTTGAGCCAACTGAAGTGCAGCTTGGTACTGCATGATCCGCTGCGCCATCGTGGCGGCGTTGGGATCGCTGACAGGAATCACCTCCACTACATCGTAGTCAGCCTGCTTAACCGACCGATCCCCGCCTTCCGGGGTGTATGGATACTCGCTCGGCAAAAAGTCCCGAATGATTCCCTTCAGGAGCTTGAACTCCATCCGAAGCGAGGCATGCACCCGCGCCTGAACGGCGCTCATGGTTTTAAGTTGCCGCTCCAAAATTGCCAGCGTGGTTCCCACCGGAGCCTGGGCCGACATATCGCTGACCTTCAAATCAGCAATAGCCGCAAGGCGTCGGCCTTCTTCTGTGATGCGCTCAAGCAGCATCGACAAAACTTGGCTCGGCTCCTTGTAAGGAAGCGGCATGATGTTGTCACGCACACTCCCCGAAGGAATGTCCACATCCCTAAACTCGCCCGGAGCAATAGGAGTGTCGTCGCCCTTGATCCGAAGCCCTCGGGACTTCAGACCCCCCGGCAAATTTGACAGCGTGCCAGCATCCACCAACTGCCGGATGATGGAGGTTCCGGCTCTTGCGTATCCTCCGATGAGATGGATATAACCGAGACCGTAAGCCCCGAATCCAGGAATGTACGTGTACTGGACGAAGTGCTGTCGCTTGAGTTTCTTTTTGTCGGTCTCTTCCCAGTTTCTACGAATTGCAAGAACCGTTTGAGTGCCCCGCTCAACCGTGACCACATACGGCAAAGGAACTTCATCTTCGTACCCCGGCATGTCCCAGTCTACGTGGATCTCCAGCACCTGATAACGATCATCATCGGTCAGGGTGTACCCTTGCTCCTCAGCTTTTTTCTTCTCAATGTCAGTGAAGAAGCGTACCGGCTCTCCAAGCTCTACATCACGGTAAAAGCCAGCAACTTGCAGCTTCTTGATCTCGTTCTCAGTTTTACGCATGACATGAGTCACGCGCTCTGCGGTGTAAACATTCGATGCCCCGTAAGGCATGATCAAATCTTCAGCCGGTACAAACGGGGCCGCAGGCAGTTCTGTGCTGGGGTTCGGGTAGATCTTCTTGAACGCGGCACCAGAAAGACCCAGGGAGTACAGCATCCGCTCATGCTCGGACCTGTAGTCAATCATCCGCTCGGTCAGCATGTAGTTCATGTCGTCACGAACTCGCTCTGCTGCTTCTTCCTTGAGTCGGTCAATCGCACCAATGATCTGAGTTTTCACCGGACCTTGCGCCGGGAACGTCTCAGTGATCATCTCTGACTGGAAACGGATCGCCGCTTCAGTCAGCAGGGGGCTGTACACCCCACAAGCTCCGTTCCAAGGCTCAGTACGTTCCTCGTACTTCATGCCAAGGACTTCTAGGCCCTTGACAAACATATCTGTCCAGTCTTTGCGACTGTTGATGTCCGCATCTACGAGGGAAACAAGCTCAGAAGCCAGGGATTGAAGCTCCCCGTCGTCCATGTACTCCGCAAGATTTGCGTCGAATGTGTCCGCAGTCTCAGGTTCTGGCATCAGTTCAATCTCAACCCCGTCAATCCCAATTTTTACGCTCTCAGGATCTTCAATTTCAATCTCCAGAGCCGGTTCTTCGGTCATAACACCCATGTCAAGGGGCATCATTTCGGGAGAGAAGTTCGTTGCCATGTCAAATCCTTAGTAGAAAGCGACTTTGCGCTTGAAAGACCGCATTTCGTCCTGTTCGTCTGTCTGTAGACGCAGGAAACCACCCTGCCGGAAGCGGATCAACGCTTGTACAGCACTGTCCACATCGTCGTCGTGTTGCGAATTCGGGAAAGCGGCCATGTTTTCGATGAGTTCTCTAGCCCACCGGGTGTCAGGTGCCCAGACTTTACCCGATTGGAACAGGTCTGCCACAGAATTGATACGGACAAACTTGTCGTTCCCTCTACTTGGGGTGTATTCAGACACCGGAATGCCCATCGCCCGCAGTTCAAAGATCAACGGAGCACCCGCTGCTTTGGCTTCCACGATGAAAGCATCTGGCTCCCACTCTCTATAGTGAGCCAGTGCCTTTTCTTTCAGTTCAGGAAACTCCATGCGCTTCTGAAAACAGTCCAACAAGATGATGTTTACGTCATTCTCGTCTTCGTTCATGTGAAACACACCCCACGTAGTACACGCAGAGTAGTCATTTCGCTCACCCTTAGTAAAGGCGGTGTCCCAAGACTGGATGATGAACTCACATGAAGGAGGCTTCTCCTTCTCCCAGATCTTCCACCACTCTCTTTTGACAATAGCGCCTTCTTCAGCGGTGGGGTTTTGCTGGTACTGAGCGTTCCACTTACCCGGTGGAAGTTCATCCCTTAGAGCAGACAGTTCCTCATACGACCAGAACTCAGGCCATAAGGGTTTACCCGAAGGCATGATTGCCGGGAGTTCAATGACTTCCCACTCTTCTTCTTTTCCCAACTCGCCCGCAGCCTTGAGCACGCGGCCAATCAAGTCTCTCTTGGACCACCTAGTGGCGATGATAACTATGGCCCCTCCAGGCTGGAGACGCTGCCGGGGGCCAGATGTAAACCACTCGTAAGACTTGTCGTAAATTTCAGGCTGAAACGCGGCAAGCGCGGCCTCGCCCTCGTTGTGCGGATCATCGATGATCATCAAATCAGCGCCACGGCCAGTCATCGTGCCGCCGACGCCGATACTAAATGACTCCCCCCCTTGGCTTGTGCTCCAGCGGCCCGCTGCTTTGGAGTCTTGCCGCAAAGTTACGCCAGGAAAGATTTTTTGGTACTCATCTGATAGCACTAAGTTTCTAACTTTGCGTCCAAAACTTACAGCAAGCTCTGCCGTGTTGGATGCTTGAATGATTTTTTTATTTGGAAACCGGCCAAGAAACCACGCAGGGAACAAGAAAGACCCCATTTCGCTCTTGCTGTGCCTCGGGGGCAGCGAGATGCAAAGCCTCTTCAACTTACCTTCCGCGATCTCCTCAAACTTCTTTGCCATCACCGCATGATGTCGGCCATGAATGAACCCCGGCCACATCTTCTTCACGTACGCCATGAAGCTCTTCTGGCACTTCTCCCTGTCTACAGCATCCTTGTAATCTTGTACCTGCTGTAACAGCTTCTCCTGATCCGCAGGAGACAAACTCGCCACTAGATCATCCAGCTTCATTCCATATTCCTAAAGCTGATGTACGTAGGCCGAACAGACCTTCCCATCCCCTCAACTCTCTTCAAAGCACCTAACTTTACCAACCTGTCCACAATCTTCTTCGTACTCCCCAGACCAGACTTCCCCCTCAACTCACATATGTTCCTCAAACTAGGCCCGTACCCAAACCGGCACCACCACACATCTATAGCCAAAAACACTTCCTTCTGAGCCTCAGTCATCCCCATCTCCAATACCTCCTCCTTGGACCCATACACCTTCCTCAGAGGACTCTGCAACACCTTCTTCGTGCGCCACTTCTTATCCATTTCGCCGCGCAAACTCTGCCATCAGTTCTTGTGCCAGCGATTGCACTGCATACGCCTCCTGCTCGCGGCCAGGAAATTTTTCTCCGTAGAAATCACAATACTCCTGCCACACATGCACCGCCTCATGCACCAACAGTCCAGCAACTTCAACTGGTTCGCGCCCAGCATAGTCACTCAAGCACACCACCGCGCACAGGTTCCCATCTTCATTACTCAAGTTGTGCGTCGTCGCAGATGCTTGAGGAGTAGAAATCCAAGGACCATAGTGCTTGACCTTCAGCGTCTTCATAGCCTTTTCGTACTCTTTCTCACTCAAACACAAAGTGAGATACGGACCTGGCGCTGAAATACTCCTGCTAAGCCACTTGTTCATGAAAACCCTTACAAATCAACAACTTAGCGCACACTCTTAAAGCGTTACTTTACTTCCGTTAATTTTAACGGTCGCTAAATTTTTAGCCGCTTCACATCCCACGTTTCCGGAAAATTCCTTACAAATCATAGACTTAGCCACGTTTCTTAAACCAGTTTATGTCATCCGTTAATTTTAACGGCACCAAAATTTAGCCCCAAATTTTTTGCTACCCCCCCCACCACTTTTTGTACAAAGACTGACCGGGGGGTGTCGCCAGATTGAGGGGGTGGGGTCTGGTGCGGAGCGTTAATTTTTACGGCATCCATCTAAGCACAGGGGCGTTTGAGTGGAATAGTATGTTTAAGGGCGCGGGG